ACTTGATCGCCAGAAGTGTAATCGGTGTCAATACCGTCGCCGTGAAGATCGTTCTCTACGGCAAACGCCTTCCGAGCGTTAGCGGCTGCGGTGCTGTGTGCTTGCAGGTCGTTAGCGCCGCCGAACTCAACCAGATAGCCTGGGGTAATAGTTCCGGATGCGACGCCTTCCTTTCGGATACCGTTACCCTTCAGGGTAATAGTGTTAGGAGTAGTGCTAGCCATTTCTTATGCCTCCTTCTTTTCAAGGACGGTCAGAGGCATTTCGAGCGCCTCTTCTTCTGTCTCGTTAATGTGCGTGATGGGGAAGCCTCGGCCGCTGTAGTCAGTGGACAGGGAAGCGTCCAACTTTTCCAGGGTTTCGACGCTCATTGCCTTCAGCTCATTAACAGCAAAGGCGCATTTTTCGTTGGCCTTAAGCTTAGACACGAGACTATCCTTCTCTTTTTTGTACTTTGCCTTTGCCCAATTGACAGCCATTACTGACTCCTCATCAAGGGCATTAGCTTCTGGCTGGTTGTTCTCGGCCATTGCTTTTTCCTCTTCGGTTTGATTTTCTTCGGGCATCTCTTCGTCTTCGGCTTTGGACTCCATATCCTCACCTTCACCCTCGATAATGGCTAGAATCTCGGCTTTTTTGTCTTCCATTTCATCGCCAAGGCCCAATGCCTGTTTAATCTTTTCCCACATATTGACCACCATGCTTTTGTTTTGGAAAGTCCCACACCCATCAGCTACCGAACACGCGCCGATCTCATCAGGCAAGATAGCCAGATGGTCAGGGCGTAGGTTTCGATGGATACCGTTATATTGAACACCGTTATAATCACCGCTTTGATTTTGCGTGTCTGCGAAGTAAGCGGTTGATAACTCGATAATCTCGCCTGCTTTCAATTTGTTGACAATCTCGCCGAAACCCTTTTTCTTGGCGCTTTCGACGTAAACCCAAATCTCACCCTTTAGCTTTCCATCCTCAGATTTCACATTGTGGAAGCGGCCAATGTTGCGGGCTTCCAGTACATCGGGAAGGTTTGCGGATACGTGTTCGCCGTTGATTTGAGGATGCGATACGGGTACTGGTACGCCTTCCCACGAGTTCACGTATTTTGCAAAATCCTCCTCTTGCACTAGGTATTCATTTAGAACGCCCTCGACAAGCGCAACGACAGGCACGACAAGCACCTCATTACCTTCGTGGGTAGTGAGCTTCGCTTTTCCGGTAGCCTCTGCATTAGCCAGCACAGGGCCACAGCTATTGCAGCACCCTCCGCCAGGCTTGCATTTGTTCACGTTCATAGACTCTTTCCACTGCGAGAAACAGAAAGCCGCCCGCTGCTCTTGGTCTGGGAAATCTGAAACAGATTCAGGGTCGCCCATGCAGCGAGTAATGAATTCATCTTGTGTTTCGTCGTCTCTTGGTGTCGGCATATTTTCGGCACAAAAAAAGGCCGCAACCCCGAAAGGTGCGGCCTATGGTTTTTCCACTCGGCAGAATTTAAAAAGAGCCTAGCGCATCAAGTTGGATATGTCAACACCTGTTTAACTGCGGCGGCTTCTTGTGCTCTCGCGTCTCTGAGTGGACTATTGATCCACCTTTAAACTGAAATTTGACGTCACCAAAAAAACCCTGTTCCATCTTCTCCCTGATTTCAGCTATTGCCCATTTTAGGACATCGAGTTCTTTTTGATTCATGCAGCCTTCCTTATTTTTCGTCCGTCAACATCTTCACGGAGCCTAGGAGAAATTCCGCACCGGCAATTAGGATGGAGTGGAATCATTCCTTCGATAGCGTCAATTGTATACACCTTTCCTGAGTGCGGCTCACATAGCGGGCATGGATCTGCGGCAGTTACCCACTCGGCCACAACCTCAACATCTTCAATCCCTGCGTTTCTGAACTCTTGAATGTTTGCTGAATGGTGAGCACGGATAACCTCTGTCCTTGCTAATGTTCTTGCCCTGGTTATGCCTATCTTATCAACCCTATCAACGATATTCCGCGCAATCTGACGCGGGTTTAGGCCATCAGCCATGCCTTGAGCAAGTACGCGGCTTATCTGCTTGTCCATTTCCGCCGTGATGCCTTCTAGCTCTGAATAGACGCGGGTGTAGATAAGCCCTATGCGGTCTGCATGTTGAGGACTGTTAAAGCCTGTCAGAGTGCGGGAGAAGTCGCTTTCCTCTGGTACGTCTACGCCCTGTTTCTTTAGCTCAGCACGGCCCCTGCGGATGCCTTGCTGATAGGCGGAGTCAATATAGACATTCGCCCAACGCTGGTCTACTGCTCCAGGTCTAGGCGTAGTCGGTACGATTAAATCAATATCTCCGGATTGCTGCTGCTCCTTCAGCCAATCCATGAAAGCGCCTACTTTAGCGTCAGCTCTAGGGAAGTCGAACTCACCTCGGTTGATAACAGGCTCATTCAATGCGCCGAACGCCTCATCGTCAACCAGCTTTTTCTTGATGGCTTGGCGCAGGCGCTTAAAGCGCATGGAGATGTCACGCTCAAAACGCTTCCTTGCGGTTAGCGTTCGAGTTGGGTCTTTCCGTGCGTGGGTGTGGAATGAGTGGCTGTCACACATCTTGAGGTAAGTCCTCGCCAAGATCATCCTCGTCTAGCGGATCCTCTTCCTCAAAACCTCCAGCCGGTTCAGGCTCAAGCCCTAGAATTTCCCTGAACTCCTCTACAGGTACAATCATATCAGCACCAATGGCGTTTGAGTAGGTAGCCAATGCCCTTGCCTTAATCTCCCCGATAGTCGCCTGGTCAACCTCTGAGAGGCCGGAGAATGTTGGCCATGTGACAAGATAGCTACCAGTACGAGGAGCGGGAAGAATTCCAAGCGACACAAGCCTGTCAATCGTTTGGCGTATGATAATAGGCTCGACGAAGTTGACGCGGCGCTCATTAATGCGTGCCAGCCAGTTATTCTCGTCCTGAGATGATGCGAGCTGCCCGGCTTCTGAGCCTGTTAGGATTCGTTGGGGAATCCCCTTTCCACCAGATACCTCAGAAATCAATACATTATAGTTCCCTGTAGGGTCTGGAGTTTGTGACTCAAGGACGCGCCATTTGCCGCCTTTAGACGTAAGTAGACGGCGTAGCTGATGCTGATAGGCTTGCGCATCATCCTCAAGGGCGTCCACATCATCAGGCGTTAGTTGCGCATCTGATTCAGCCTCAAACGCAAGCCCGTTACGAGCGCCAAGCCAGAACATTTCAGCCGAACCACCTACCACCTTCTGCAAGTCAAAGATGCGGTTATAGACAGGTTCAAGGCGTGGGATGCCATATACGTCATCTTGCCCGGTGTTCTCTGCGATATGAATCACGCGGGTGTAGTGGACGTTCATCATCTTTTGCGGCTGGGTAGAACTTTCCTCAGCTCCGAACGTGACGTTATAGAGCTTAGGCATACCAAAGCGCGGGTCTGTCGGGTCATCGTTCCACTGAGATACCTCAGCATAAGCCTCAGTGACAGGCATCAACCAATTAAGCTGATTGGCATTCTCTAGCGGCTTATCCATCTGTGAGCCGTCATTCACGCCAAGGATAAGGATAGAGTACCGACCAAGCCCGGAAAGCTTGTCTGCCCGTTCGCAGTAGTGCCACAGGCGTTTTTTGTCTACCAAGTCCTCGATAGCTTTCTCGAATTCTGTGCCTAGCTCCGTTTCATCCTCGGTTATTGTTGGAACCCCGCGCCATGTGGCAGCCGGGAATGCATCGATAACTCTTTGTGCAATAGGGTTCCTGTAATACATTTGCAGGAAGTCCAGCGGCTTTAGGTCTCGCTTATAGCCAAGCACCTGGAACAGGTCCCGATCACCACCAAACTGCTTTCCAGCAAGCCCAGCAAGGCGAATGCGCTCTGTTAGATACCCAGCCATTGTATTTAGGTCTTGCTTGGTCGCCGCGTTGGTTTGTGGCTTGCGTCTATTTCTGCTCATTTAGCATCTCGCTCATAATCTGGGACTGTATTGATTAACTCATTAATGCATAAATCAAAAGCATCTCGCGGGGAATTTGCATATTCAATCAAAACAGCATGTTCTTTATTTTCAAAGAAATGCCTAGCATCGAAATAATCATTATCACCGCTAACAAGGTCAGACCATTCTTCATCGAAGTCCCACTCAATAACAGCGCACCCAGCAGCAAGCCAGCCTCCACCGTAACGGCCGGCCATTACGCGGATTTCTCCATTACAGAAATCCATAGCCTGCCACATTTCTGCTTCTTTATCTTTTCCCATGTCTTGTGCCTCTTAGGACTCCGGCTCCGCGTTTGTTCTCAGTTGATGGGCGGATGAATACATCAAATATAGCATCCATCATTACATCTGTCTGGTCGTCAAACTTATGGCTGTCGTCATGACTGAATGATGCAACCTCACTCACCATCTCATAATTATCCTTGTCATCACAAGGGATTGCAACCTTTCCTTCGGCATGGTGCGGCTGCGAATCTAGCGCCCTTGTCAGCTTGTCAGTATCCCTTGGTACTGGCGTGACTTTTATTGGAAGTCTGCCAGCAACCTCCTGTATAAGCCCTGTCCCGCTT